GGTTCCGCTATTCGTGAATCCTGCACCTGCGGAAGTTAGAGAGTATGCAGTTGCTTGGTAGCCCTTCCCTGAGATGAAGGTATAGCCAATCTTGCCTGTTGCAACCGTTGTATGAGCAGGGCTGGTTTGAGCGATCTGGAATAGGACTGTGCTTTGGGATGTCCCAGCTCCGTTCTGACTCAATGTCCTTATCTTGCTTCCAGAACTGAAAGAGAAAGACGACACATGAAGAATTGCCACTCCTGTGAACGAGTGGTTTGAACCCGCAGTAGTAGTCCCTGTGTATGTGAATGATAGTGCATTCGCCCCATCTCCTATGTATCCTGTGCCGCTTGAGGGCCATGCGTTAAGGGGGTTGCCCGATGCCAATGTTATGGTTCCGCTAAATGAGTAAGGCCCACTTCCACTACTAGCAACAGTCATGTTCGTGACTAAATCGGGATGAGTCCCTGGCTCAATAGTCAATTGCACGTCACTAACTCCATTCCCTGCGACAGTAGGGTTTGTCATCGACACGCCGAAGGACAAAACGGCTGTTGCCGTTGCTGTCGTGTTCCCTGGGGTGGCAGATTGGGGTGTGGCTACGGTCAGATTAGGTGCAGAGCTGTATGATCCGCCGGAGGATACTGCTATGCCGGACAGGGGCTTGCCATCAGGACTCAGAGTGTATGTCCCTGCGGCCCCCGAACCACCACCGCCCGAGAATGATAGGTTTTTGTTTTGCACTCCCGAACCTGTGTATTGTTGGGAGGAGTTCGTGGCAAAAGAGAGGCCGGTGTTTGGAATTGATGCAGTAGTGGTGTATGTTCCTGAGAATCCTGACCCTCCACCACCACCTGTGGCGGTAAGTGTGCCACTTGGGAAGGTATAGCCTGACCCTGGCTCATCAAGGGAGAGTGCAGATACTTGCGCCCCCCCATCACCCTTGTCGTCTTTCGCATCGGGACTCCATGTGGGCAACGTGTAGGGGTTGCTAATGGTTTGACTTGTTGGGCTTGAGGGATTGATTGTCATGTTATGTGTAGTGAACTTCGCATTCACCGACCAGGAAGGCATGACGGGGAAGTGTTGGCCTACTATCAGATCACTATTCAGGGACGCGGCTTTCGTGGAGATGACTGAGTATTGGGTTTTCTTATTGTCCTGACGCTCGCTCTCAGTCTGTATAACGAACCCTAATCGTGGTTCTGTGCGTGACTGAACCTGCCTGTGGTCGCTTATTTCCGAGAGAGGGATAGGTGTGAGGCTATTGATAGTGGCATTCGTGTGCGTTCCAATGCCCCATCCTGTGGTGGGATAGTGGACGTTTGATGTGTTTGAGTGGTCTATCGCAGATGCATTCGTGTGCAGAGCGTTGCCTTTGAGGTGGTGGAAACCTCCGCCTACTCCGAATTGTGACGAGCTAGTAGCAGAAGGAGAGTTGCTCTGAGAGTAGGAGTTTGAGCCGGTGTATTGCGTCAAATCAATGAAAGGATCAGACCCCTTGTTCATTGGAATGGCCTTCAATGGCTCATTAGTCCCTTTGTCTGGATCAGTCTTGGACTCCCAAACCCCCGCAGGGAGTGACGTAGGCTTGACTAACCCCGCAGATTCGATACCTAGTGTCAAACCCATGCCAATCGGTTGTTCTGACTCCATTGGCCTCTTGTTGCTCCTCCTGATTACACTTGAGAACGGCGTTGCTTCAGCAGTATGTGAAGTTAGGACTACACCGACAGGCATAGTCCTCTCCACTCCATTGTAGTCCGCAGGGAATACCCAGGAATCGCCGTGAGTAGTGACGTTGGGCAATTTATTCATTGAATCGTGAATCCCTCCATCGAATCTCCCCTTCCCATAGACGGGTTGATTGGCAGCTTGATTCTCGTTGGGATCTCCGGCAAGCATATCCAGAGCATCCGATCCGGTTCGGAAACCCCATGCTCTAACGGGCAATCTCCTGCTGTAATCATATGCGACCATACTATCAACAACGGAAACATACTTCGTGAATGAAACGCTGTCAGTATCGGTGTCGTAAGATATGTTCACACCCGATCTCTCAGGATTTATCCCATCGCCTATACCTTCGCCCCTAGTATGTCGCACATTCTCATACTCTCTCTTCAGACGTAGGGTTCCCTGGGGTTCCCTAACAGTAGTATGACCCATGAGAACAGCATTAGCAGACTTCAATCCGACTATATTCCCATGCCCTCCTGCATTCAATCCATTGTATCCATAGTTCTGCAACCATTGTGTGACATATATTCTCTCGAAGGGTAAGGCATCCTCTGCCTGTGCAGTAGTAGTAGGGTTGGAGTGGTTGCGGAGGTAGAGGCTCCTCGTAGGGGGGTAGTTGAGAGAGCGAGGAGCACCCGCCTCCCTGTATCGGAAGGTCATGTAGTGCTCTCGGCTCGTTCCGAGTAGTGCAGGGTGGCTGTATTCAGCCAACCAATGGCATAGGAATGCGTCTGGAACACACCCTGTCCCTGTGTTGTCCTTACCTAGTAGTGCAAAATCACCATTTGTAGCAGTTATACCACCACTACCCCCTGGTGTAAGGGCCGCTAGGTTGAGGTATTCGGGGTCGTGACACAGGAGTGGAGGCACAGTAGCCAATTCTGTTCCAGAACGGGGAACTGCGACTCCTTCTTCAAGTCCTAAAACGAAGTAAGCAGAGGTTCCTGAGTCGATTACAGGAGCAATTGGACGACCTCCGGCGAGAGTGTAGTCTCCAAGAACGAAGCCGTTCGTTATGGCCTCAGAACTTGTGTTATATCGGCTCCCACCGGACAAAGCAGAGGCTAAAGTGAGCCTAGTTGGCCCCGAATTTGAGGTCGTGGTGCGACTTGAGGCAGCTCTCCGCACCAAATGACCCGCACCAATGGTTTCTGTGTGCTCCTGACCAGGGGCTACGAGGTAGTCTAAATCGGTTCTAGGGGTGACGCTAGAGTAGGTTGCCTTCACATCAGGTAGTCTGAAACCTGAGATTTCTGACCCAGGAACGCCATCTGAGGCAAAGGAACCATTGGCACGATAGCCACTCTCATCCTTCACTTCAATAGTGTCTAACTCAAAGATAGTTGAGGAGTTGGTCGCCTTCGATGATCCGAAGACGTGATGCTTGTGTTCTGTTTCTGCCTCAAAGAGAAGAGAATAGGATGAACCGTGCGAACGGTGCAACTGCCTCCTCATTGCGGCTGGTGTGCCTCTGTGAGTCATTGGGGTCACGAAGGAATGCCCCTGCCTTGCAAAGCGTATCCTGTGGTGAGGGAAAGGGTAGCCTGTGTCCGTTCCGTTGTTAGTTTGAGTGAGAACCGCCCCTCTTTCCGCGTGATCGGTTATCCTATGCGCTGCGAATAAGCGCGTTGAGCCGCTTGGAACGGCTCCGGCGGTGGTGTGGGGGGTCAGACCCTGTTTGGTCGCCATATCGGGATGCAGAAGCCTCTGAACGTGGAAGATTAGCATCCTGTCGTGGGTGTCGAACTGTGAAGCACCGCCCGAAGCCTCTGCTACTCCTGGTTTGCGAGGGTCTGGTGCCGTTAGGCCACCTAACCCCCACGTCATGTTAGACCACGCTTGAACGCGGTCATGGCCGCTTCTAACGAACACCTCTCCTGGTATCTCAGAGGGATCAGGCAGTTGAATCTGCATATTTGGAGTCAGTTTGCCGTCTGTGGTGGATGGCCCTGTGACCTCCTCTCCTGTGATTGGGTCTATCCTAGTGTTCTGCACGGTGAAGTCTTTGATGACTACTCCGAGGGGGGATTTGCCAAACAGAGTCAGTTTGTTGCCTTGATCATCGACAGTAGTGATGTCCTCGAACACCCATTCCTCATTACTGATCTGCAAACCAGATACTCTGAGGGTATTGGTAGCCTTAGCTGAGAATATGGGACGAGGGACATTTATGCTGTTGTCACCATCAATTCCTGCCGTCTCAAAGTTGCCAACATATGTGATGTTCGTCAAATTATCCTGAGAATCGGAGAGCATATTGTTGGAATTGCTCGTGGCGGTTGCCCTATACCCGTTGTTTAGATGGAACATATCTCCCGAAGAGGCAGGAAGGGTTGTCCCATATTCCATATCTGCCAATTTAATGTTGTTGGATCCGGTAGTATCCGTCTCGACTTTCGTAATATGGGCGATAGAAGGTTCTGTGACTGTATAGTCTGGAGGAGGTATGTCGGGGAGGTTGCACGAGTTCAGTCCTTCTATACTGAATCTCACATATCCATGACCTGTTGAATGTGCAACTGCGGTGGAACCTTTTGAGTCATAATTAGGAGCTGGGAGTCCCATGTTCCCCCCATCCATTGGTTTTGCGCCTAGATACCACATCGGAACAGATGCGCCGATGCCCTGGATGACCGGCCCTCCGTTTGCTGGTGCCCAATATCCTCCGGCTGCATTTGGAGTCACGGTTTCCCAAGTCATCACAATCGTGTGCTTTGCGGGTTCTCCGGCAATCGTAGCCGTAGCAGAGGTGAGAGTTTCAGGGTAAGAGCCACCTACTTGGGTGATTTGGGATTGGAGAGTGCCGCCTGTGACTGTGAAATCGACATAGGATGTCTGATCGAAAGGAGTTGAGTTGTATTGCCGCCCACCTCTCCTAACTACTGAAACACCCGTGTAGGTGATTGAAAGATTAGTATGATTGCCATCGTTGTAGGTCAATGTTCCACTCTGAGGCATATCTGAGGGGAATCCATTGCGATAAGCACCATCGAACTTCACTCTAAGAACCTGGGCAGATTTGGCAAGGGTGGCAGTTGTCGTATGAGATGGTTTGCCGGACATTCGGACGTATCTAGCCCTCAAGTAGCGGGTCTTGCTATGCTCTCCTTGTTGAATTGCCCTGCGACTGTTGATCTTAGCCGCTATGAGCCTAGTGGCTTCCTCCGTCCCTAGATTGTAGGTCTTACTGTTCGTATCGTCAGTAGCGGCTTGCTTCAGATCCACTACGATTACGTTCGTGTCCTCTGCAGGAGCAGAAGCAGTAGCAATAGGGGTGCGGACGATGACTGTCACTCCCTGCTTCCATTGGTCGTTGGTGTTCGTGCCGTATTCCCAATCAGTCACGGCATCGCCGTATTCCGTATCAGGATAGGTGATGTGCATTGCGAAGAATCCGCTTGCAGGGTATCCACTAGCAGAACCAAGAGGAGTAGTCCTGGCCGGATAGATTTGCTTCGTGTATCGAGCCATTACCACACCCCCCTACCTGCGAATATCTCATCGCAATCCGCATCAGGCAGAGCGTAGTTGAATATCGCTACGTTCGCAAGGGCAGTTTCATGCAACCATAGATTATTAGCGTAAGTATTGAGGCCCGAATTTGAATTATTTGAAGCGTTTGCCCCATCATCTGTCCCGCATACAAGAGTCTCGCTACCGGAGCTATTTGATGACAAGTCAGTCCAAGTGTCAATGATGTTCGATCTTCTGATTGTCGATAGACCGATAAATAATGAGTTGGTTTTTGGGTCGCCGTCAGACAGATCAGGGGTTAGTTGAGCAGGTTCGGCATTGACGGACGCTGAAACAAGCGAGCGAGCGTTGTGGTGATAATTCGTTTGATCTGACTCATTGGCAGGGAGATTAGTTCCACTTGTCAGACTAATCATACTTGTCTCATCATGAGTTTGAACGGTATTGTTGGTTTTATGCCAACGCTGGAATCTCAGACCTGTTCCTGTGGAACCCGCACGGAAATCGACAACATTACTTGTCACCTTTAGAATCAGATTAGTCCAGGAAGTCCTTTTTATTTGCAAACCACCATTTGTGATGTCTATCGTTTTTCTCGTGTATCCAGAGCCATTGTGATAGATGTATGATGGTCTGATGTGTTGGAATAAAGTGCTTGTCAAGTTTGAGCCTGAGCCTGAGTTTGCAGAACCCCCCCTATGTCCTGAGATATACAAACCCCACCTATACCCTCTCTTATCGACTCCCGATACAAGAGGGCCACTGGCTATGTCATTCTCACTACTAAAGCTCGTATCAGTCGGCTTGAGCCACACGCTGATGGTGTGATCCTGAGAGCAATCGAACTCTTTGAGAGGCCCATACTCCACGCTATGTGTCGCAGTATCCTGGTTGAAATGGTGTGCAGTAATAGCCGTCTGCCCATTGAAAGAGAAGCCTTTGTCAGAAGAGTCCACCGAGTTAGCAGGGCCGTTTATGCTAGTTCCTGATATTGCCCCTGCCCTTCTGAAAACGACCTTGTTCCCTGCCGCCGCAGTTCCAGACCCGTTTGACACGTTGTAAAGAGACCGATACCCCAAGTTTGCCCCCAAGCTATTATCTCCCGTATAGTTGAAAGCCTCGGCAGAGCCATTGTCCAATAGGACGTAGCCGTTGAATGTCGAAGCAGTAAGGGTGTTCGGCTCAATCGCCCGTCTGACTTGTTGGTTCCCCGTCACGGCATCACCGGCAGTAGCCGTGAAGTTGATTGCATCGCCGTTTTGCAGGGTCACTCCTGTCAAAGTGTTGCCATTCTTGCCTGTGTATTTGCACGATGTCCCATCAATGAAGATTATGTTCTGAGCACCCGACCCCCCTGACACAGAAGCCGTTCCGACATAGAATCGTGATGCATCAGTAAGAGTGACGGAGGTAGCACCGGATGCCATGTTCGAGGCCAACGTGGTGATGGCTCCCTTGATTTGCATTGACGACCAAGTTCCGCTTAGGCCGCTATGCAATTCCCCTACGAAACCTCGCACGAGTCTTAGTTTCGATCCATACAGATCCTCCACGAAGTAGGAGTCGTTCTGACCCCAGGGAGTCCCTACTGTTGTCGTAGGAACATTGATCGTAGCCTCATTCAACCTGGCATAGAACAAAGCCCTGCCTAGTGTTCCATCCTTCCTCTCCACTAGCTTGTGGTGTGCGCCTCTGAGGGTGTTGTCGTTGATGGTGTCGTTGTTCGTTATATCGGTGAAGTCCAAGACCGCAGATGCCGTGCTGACTTCGTGCAGGTTCTGAAATCCTGAGAATCCTGTTGGCCCCTTCGAGTAGTGGTGGAGGAAGTCATCGCTGTAATCGTTAGCCGTCCCATCGCTGATGTCGAAGGTGACTCCGGTATGTCCTCCTCCGAAATACACGATTCCCTCAGAGTCTGAACCAGGATAGATCAACTCGAACTCGACACCTCCGATAGTGGCTCCTTCACTATCATAGAATGTCTCAAGGAATTGAGTCATAGTCTCGCCACGAGGAGTGATGTTGCGTATGAAGAAGCAGTTAGTCAGGACATCTGTTGAGGTCGGCAATCTCTGTTGGTCTATGGTTTCAAAGTCCGCTACTGCTGATCCGACCCTCAGTATTCCCTTCTTGTTCGGCCCCATGAACGTGGTGATTCTCTTGAGGTAATCCTCAACGCTAGTGCTAACGGCGATGTGAGAGAGGCTTGTCTGAGTAGTGAACTCAAGGAGGGTAGGGCTTGTCATGGGTATGGCTCTCTGCAACTCCTCATTATTTGCTAAGGTCTGACCGATGTTTCCTGTGAAGACTATCTGTGTTGCAGTTAGCGAGCTGATTGTCCCTACGCTTGCCCCATCATTGTCATAGACTGTCTCACCTACTCTAAATTTCGTTGTCGCATCGACAGTATCAACCGCAATAGTAGTGGTTGAACCACTACCATACCCCAACCCGTTGTTCACCAATACTCCGCTATCCTCATACTTCGTAGCACCATCTAACTCCTCACTTGCAGGGCTTGCAACGGTTGTGACTTTGAAAGAACTGCCAAGACCATTATAGGATCGTGTGGAATTAGTCGAATCTAAGGCACTTCCCGATGGTGCGCCCCTGAATGTCGAGATAGGAACGAACGTCTCTCCATCTGCCCCTATTGGCATCGGAGAGGGTATCAGGTTGGGTTGATACAACCTACTGTTGCTTGATAGTAATCCTCCATAGCCTACGACTTGGACAGGTTTGTAAGAATAGGGAGTGTTGTTGCTCAGACGGATGTTGAAATTCCGCCCCGATGCACCTGGGACTGTGCTATGGATGACAATGGTGCTCCCTGCCTCTCCATCCCTGCTCTCTGTCCCTGTTCCTATGAATGCACGGACATAACCCATGTGAGTCCCTGTATCCTTGTTGGTAGCGACAGAGGGGAATATAGGAGGGGGGTCGAAGGCACTCCCTCCTTCGCTATTCTTCGCTTGAGGATGCCCTGCCATGTTGATTCTCCTGATCACCTCATTCACGCACAGATTGAACTCTCCCATCGTATTAGCGACATCGCTGAAGTCAATCTCTAATGGCCTGACGTATTCTAAGGCCGTTCCATCTGATTTCTTGCCCTTCAATCCGAGGTAGTTGGTTTGACATATGACTGGATGCAAGGATTGCCTGTCGTTTGCCGCCTCGTTATTCTCCAGGATGTCCCACTCGAATGCCTCCATGTTCGGGCCATTTAGGATGAGGTATCGTGAGGAGTTGTTCGGATCCACATGAACGGCATCAGTATTGAGTCCCATGATTGTCCTGACGGCAGTTGCTATATCACTAGCCACTTCGGCAGTAGTGTCGTCATTTGGTATCTGAATGATGAAGTCTTGAGTGTAATTTGGGACTGAAGACGAACCATCTAAGATGATGTATCCACCCATAGTCACCGTCATTCCAGGGTCAATGGCAGAAGTCTGATCAGTGCTACTGCTGGCATTGTTGGTGGTGTTCAGAGGATTCCACTCAAGGGTGTTCACGGTTATCTGGTTGTTGCCCGAGTTTAGATTACTGACTTTGAGCATCACCCCATAGCCATCATTCAATATGCCTTCACCGACTGTGATGAAGAAGTTAGAGTCTGCTGCGTTCCCTGCAAGCCCCCTCTCGCCTGTCGCAGAGAGGAAAGGAGTGATGTCATCCACAGTCAGGGTATTGCTACCGCCTCCGCTTACTGCGGTCACAACCGCTTGCACGGATGGCCTCTGACATCTAATCACCCACCTACCACTACCATATGCCCAGGCGTATAGCTGATCAGTCACCTCGAAGGAGGCTACCGGACTGACTTGACCCCAATCAACGGCAAAGCGAGACTCGTTGTCCCTCATCTCCGGCCTGTTAGTAGCCATCGTGCAATCGACAGTCATCTTGAATCTCTTGTCAGATGGCAGAGGGGTTCTCGCATCATTGTCTGCCGCGACTAATGCATCCACATCGAAGAACATGGAGGGGAACAGGGGTATCTCAGTCACGGCTCTCGTGGATGCGTAGTATGTGGATGTCTGCTTGTCATTACGAACAGATGCATTGCCCGCCCCTACTATCTTGTCCTTCCAACCAGGGAGGAAGGGGTGTTCGGCATATGTGGGTTGAATATCCATCCCACCCTGTCCTGGCCCTCCTAGTGTCATAGTCACAGTAGGAGTTCCCAAGTCACCTATTTCTTTCACGGGAGATCCTTGCCCGATATTGAAATCACGAGTGGAACGATGGTCGATTATATCCATTAAGAGGGATCGTCCTTCTATAATTACCTTCGAGTCTCCTTCATCTGCACCCGTCTGAGGGGTTATCTCCTCGATTCGCCCTCGCATGAGGTTCTTCTCTACTGTCGCAAGCGAGCTATCTTTCGGAGAGTTAGACGTGTGAGATACGTCATCCAAAGAAGCATATTTGTCACGATTAGCAGGATGGGCTAAGACGTAGTTTGAGTTTCCCGTCAATTCATTGTCTATGACATCATAAACAGAGAGATCAGACCGCCTGAGTGAAGGAGGAGTTAGTTTTGAGGATGTATGGGAAATTCGATTGTTGCCACTTGGGGATGAAATATACATCAAGTGGAAATCGGAGTTGCTGGAATCATCAGGAGTATTGGTGCTTGCTATTGCTTTCGGAGGGGCGTTGCCAATGATCTCAACTCCATTCCCATAAGCAGTATTCTCAATATTGATGAATGGCGAGGGAGTTATGTCACCTGTTGGGTTAGACGACAGAGTGTTGGAAGCAGGTCTGTCATTGAAGCTAGTCGTAGGTAGGCTAACCAATCCTCCTGGGGCGGTGACTGTCAGAGTGATTGCCGAACCGTCTGTCTGATTGCCCGAATAAGGCCGTCTAAGCCAATCTGATACTGTTCGACCACCGAAGACGGCACTACCACAGGGAACGGTCTTGGACACGACTAGGTAAGCCGCATTTCCGGTGGCATGATCGGGCCGAAACTTAGCAGCCACTCCTGATGTTGCTAAACTTGACCCTGCCACTACTTCTCCTGTCAGATCTATGGCGTTATAATGCACCAGAATCTGATTGGGGCCACCTGCACTAACTAATACGGCTGGAGAGTCAATTACGGCCACTCTACTCTTTCTTTCGGGTGACAAGTGCCTGATGTAGCTGTCATTCGTAGGGACTCCTCCTGAGAAATCGGCAGTATGCTCGGTATCAAGTCCCTTGAGCATAAATGGCTTCACATTGCTAACTGCAATTGCCACTATCTCATCCCTAGTGGATGCATACACGTTCTGACTGATAGTTTTGTCATAGAATCCTACGCCGGACTCGACCACTATCCTGTTGAATACATTGGTGCTACTGCTTCCCGAGTCAGTTGCCGAGATCGTTGAGGCTTTGTTGATGATGTTTGAAATCTCTCCGTGATAAGCAGGTTCTGTCACCCTTACCTTCTCATTCTCTGAAACAAGGGTGTGCAGGGAAATGTTATCATTCTCATATCTGAACGTATTAGCAATCCCCTGGACTGTTTGTTTTACTGTTTGTCTATCAGGAGATGGTAGCATCTTCAGAAAGAAATCTCCATCTATCAGGTTGTAAGCCGTGACCGCACCCATACCTGCGTATGTTTCACTTGGCTCATACAGAGTATTAGCATCAGTCGCAGATGTGCTACGGCTCTTGGTGGAGAAGAAATAGGCATCGTTTGAATATCCCGAGCTATCGGTGAATCGTTGCCCCTGAAGATAATGAGCAAGAGTGAATGTGTCCTTCTTTCTCGTTCTTTGTCCCGATACTGAAGCATGGGTTTCCTCATTACCAGGATCAATCAATAAATCGGCCTTTCCTATCGTGAAATAAACAGGCGTGTTATCTGTATGGGAGAATAAGTGACCTTGTGTTTCAGGAAGGTTATCGACAGTCCCGTTTGCAGCGTCATTCGCTAGATGGACAGACGTGCAATTGATTCTGTTATTTGCAAAGTCCAATCCTGTTATTCGGATCCTCTCAATTCGATTCACAGAAGGATTCAATGTCGAAGTGCTTGATGTGCTAAGAACGGCATTGTTGTTGTATCTGACATTCTGAGAATCGGGAGGAGTTATGATTCCTGTGCTTGGGCTAGTCCCTGCATGGTTGATAACTGCATTAAGGACTGTTGAACTGACTCCTGTGAAGTATGCTTGATCAGTCAAATCCAATGTCGAAGCATACCATGTCTGATCCTTGACTTCATCCAACTCAATCCCCTGCGTCATAGCCGCTAGTTTCTCTAAAGCAGTATATCGGTCTGCTGGCCCTCCTGGGTTTGCAGAATAGTCCCGTAATTTGAAATGAGTAGTGTTGAAATCATAGCCAATTGCTACCAATGGAGTATCAAGGAGGCCATCGTGAGTATCCGGCCCATCTCTCCCCTGATGAGTCGCACCTGGTCTTGCATTGTTGAAGAAATAGAATTGAGGGATGTCATATTCATCGTCAAAAGTCCACAAGCCGAATGTATCCTCCGTCTTTGTCAGAGGTTCAACCACCGGATTGACTATACCTTGAGATATTCTTACACTTTCGATGATGCCTCTGTATTCTCCCCCTCTCCCTCCAATGAATATGTCCGATGAGGATTGATTGACTGTGTTATTCTCGCCACCTAGTATCAGTTTCGCAACAAGATCGCCATTGATGAAGCATCGCAACTCATCTTGCGTATATTGAGCAGTAATCAACATCAGACCTTGTTGCCCAATAGTCATATCCTGTGGTCGATGGGCATTAGAGGAGGAAGAATACACTCCTGAGTTATTTGAGGTCATCACAGGAGCATCAAATGCAGTTGATAGGGTGCTAGGAGTATTTGCCGTCTGGACTTGGAACAATAATTTACCCGAAGAGAAGGGATTACCACAACTTAGTTTGAACGACCCAGGTTTTTCGACCACCACTCCTCCGTAATCAGGGATTATGTATGCATCAATAGTAAATGATCCTTGAAGTGCATTCAATGGGTTAGAGGGTGATTCGAGATGCATTCGTCCGGTCTTCGTTGCGTGACTCTTTGTCGATTTCACCGTTCCGGCGAACTCGGCTGGCCTCAGATCGAAACCTGCTTCTCTGTATTTCCCTGTGGGAACCACTAGCCCATCTGTGAATCCATTTAGACGGAGAGCTTTGCCATGAAACCTCACAACGCCCATATCATATTCCCACCAATTGTTCCACCGCAGCGAAATTCAACTCATATTCCCAAAAACCATCGCCGGCATTGTAAGATGGCTTGAACATCTGTAAAACAACAGGTATTGCAATTCCTTGTTCAAGATATGGGTTAGGCCGTATAGTCTCATTATTGACAACAGTAGTGGGGTCGAACTCTCTCGTATTTTCTAGTGCAGAGTAATCAGTCCCTATCCCTGCGGGGATTAGGTATTGTCTGAGAACCCTATTCCCTGTGGTCGAGGAAGCCAGGGACTCATATGGGACTCTGAGGCCAACGACATATTTCTTCACCGTCTTCATATCATCGACCCGTAGGAAACGAGATGCATCGAAAGATGCAATCCCATCTGGAATGTCGATGACTGATCCTGCCATGACATTTGGATTAATCAAAGCCCCACCTGCACTCATATTTGCTAGGTTTAGGAGGTCTTGGACTTTATCCTCCATAGTCATCTGTTGAGCTGCAATTCCTCCCGTTGCATTTGTCACCCAAAACTGATTTGTCCAATCCGAACCCACATTATCCTTTGAAACCACTACTGTATGATTGCCAGCCGAACCAAAAGTCTTGTTTGCAATTGTGATTTTCTCGCCATTGAATCCTGACCCTCCTTGTTGATCCTGTGAGAGCGTCTCGAATTGACCGGAGGACTGTGAAGTGGTGAATATGGTGGAGAAGTTAGTAGTGACAGTATTCACCTTCACTTGAGCACTCCCTAACGCCGACACTATCGTATCTGCCAAACTGTCGCTATGGGTGGTGGAAGAGATATTCACAATAATGATGCTATTGGTGGCTACGGTGTTGCTCCCTGATCCATTCTTCAATTGAATGGTTATGTCCTCTCCGAGACCGGCGTTGATTTGCCCTATGCTCTTGAAATTTATCTCCACCCCATCTAAATCGAGTTTGACGGCATTCCAACTAGAATATAGCTCATACCACGCAGCCTTCAATGTCTGACTCCCATTGATTGATGTGTCTATGGTGAATGCAGACCCTGCCCCTGCTGTTGCTTCTGTGTCATCCGTGAATATGCCGCCAATCTGGATACTGATGTTAGTCTGATTGAGGTCAAGGGCGGCACGAGTGTTTATGATTGGCAGAGAGTATGCAGTAGTCACCCTGACCAAATCGAATAGGATGCTTTCGGCATCTAATTCCAATATGCTACTATCACGTCTAATCAACTGAATCTTTGGCATCAGATACCCCTCCCATAACCGCCTGACCTGGAACGGGACTTGAAGACTCTTTGAACTTCCTTTCCTACTGCCTTCGCAATCTTCTCTGGATCGCCATTAGCACCACTCACGTTGATGTTGAAAGTCCCACCACCACCGCCTCCTAACTCTCCCTCAATAGCAACAGGGATGCTGTTTCCATCGGGTAATGGGACTACTGCCTCCGTTCCGTGTAGTATGGCGGGGAAACCACTCTTTGGCCCTTTCATGATGCCGCCGGTAGCACCCATTGGCAGAGCATCCCACACGGCTCCACCTATGTCCATAATGAACTCACCCGCATCACCCAAAGCACCCATTATGTCAAAATCACCAAGCCAACCGAGAAGATCTTCCAACTTCCCTACTACGAAATCATACATTGCATATACTCCATCCGTTAATGCGCCCCAGGGGTCATCAGAGGACAAAGCCGCAGAAATATCATCCATGAAATCGCCTATGAAATCTAAGCCATCAGATAATATTCCCGTTATCCACGCGAATGCATCACTAACATACCCTGCAAAGACTCCAAACTCATCTGTTGCGGTTAGTTTTGCTAATTGAGATAAGAGGAAGCCGAATAGTGTCATCATCAATTGCCAAAGATCCGCTGAGACTCCAATTATTGAATTGAGGAGGCCAATGATTCCCCAATTATCAAGGGTATTCCATATGTCATCGGCCATAGCAATGATGGTTTCTGAGAGATCCATGCCTGAATAGCCCATTGCGTCCAGCATATCCGTCACACCCTGTATCAAGGGGTCAAGTCCGTCTTTGAGGCTCTGCCATGCGCCTCTAAAGGCATCTAAGAATCCGACATCCTCCAATGCCTGGGGTATCTTGTCATAATTGTCCAAGACATGGATGATTATATCGACTACTTCACCAAACAACTCTCCGGCAAGACTAACCCATGTGTCAATGACACCAGAGGCAATATCGAAGACGGGTTGAAGGTCGAACTCCCCTATTTTCTCCCATGTTTCGACCAATTTATCTCTCAAACGCCCTATTGAGGCAACCACCCCCTCTGATGCTTCGTTGCTCTTGCCCAAGCCACCGGCCAAGAGTGCGAGGAATGCAACGAATGTCATGAGGACTGTAATTATACCAAGAAATGAGAGTCTGACACTTTTTGTGGTCTTGTCCAGAACTGTGAATGGTTTAGTGAATAGTTTCAAGGGACTGAGAACCGCACCAATGGCTGGTTTCAACTTCATCCAAACATCCAGGAAAGGGCCGAAAGCCTTGCTCAGAATCGTGACCTTCGCATAGGTTGCCGTCAATGATTTATTGAATTTACCCTTCAACGCCGCATTGGTCTGTGTGACTTGCTTTGTGAAATCTGCAATGCCGCCTTCAGCCATCTTCTTCCCTCAGTTTTGCATTCATTAAATCGAAACTATCTGTAAGGGTGGCACTATCACTTGTTGTCCGTAGTGGCCTCCCTTTATTTTGGTTTCCTCTAGCGTTATAACGAGAGGCTTTGGAATTGGCCCTGTTCTGATCATCTGCTTGCTTTTCTTGAAAGGCTCTGACGAAGTTATACAGGAATTGAACCTCGTCAGGAGATTGATCATCCCAGGAATGAGGTGGGCAGTTGAAATGAGTGCCTAAAACGAAGGTAATCGCCCGATATGAGAGCATTAGGCTCTGTTTGGGGGTGAAGTCGCCTACCCTTCCATCTGAATTGAGAAACAATCGCAGCTCGGGGTAGGTTATCCCAAAGGGGCAGACTCACCGCCGGAAATTGCACCCACTAACTCATCAATACCTGGGAGTATTCCTACTATTGCCTTCCCGACCTCTGGACTGATCCTAAGAATGTCTTTCTTGGGGATCGAAGGCTCGGTATTCTCTATGCAATTCTTGAGGATGTATCTGTAATAGCCACCGAAGTCAATTTTTGGAACCGCTTCATCACCATCAATCTGAAAATCCACAAATCTCGAAACTGCTTCTTGCTGCTGAATCCATGACATTGGCTTAATCCACACGACAAGATTGCCACTTGGAGTTTCGACCTCATGCCGAATGGCGGTGGTTCCTACGAGGAAATCATTCGCTTTCAGAGCCATCTACCTCATCTCCTCCGTCTTCGGTGGTTTCTGCAACCGCCTCTGACGTTTCCCCATCAAGAGGGGCATCGTCTGTGGCACTTGCCTCCTCCTCGACTACTGCTGGCAGAGTGTATCCGCCTGGATTGTTGGCATCCCATGCCCTCAGCCTGTTGATCAACTGTTCCTTGTTGCCATAGATAGGCTCACCTCTCTGTTGTAGCAGGACTTTCAGCTCGGTGACGGTCAAATCCTCATATCCATCTTCAGGGAGTGCTTCTTCCTCGACTACGGCGGGTGCAAGCGCACCTTCGAGAGTTATCTCGGATGCACTCAAACCTGGGCCTTCTACTATCTCTTCGCCTATTATTGTCCAATCAACCCACTCTCTTGAGCCATTGACTGTGATGAATCCCGTTAATCTCATTGTATATCCCTCATCCTCAATGGTTCTTTACTCTTCTCTCATAGAATGAAGTATGGATTGTTTTCTGTGACCTTCATGTGTCTAACTACTAACTCAACATCTGCCTCAATTGGCCCCTTGTCCGAGGGTATTTGGTGATCCGCCTTCATGATTGTATAATCCTCTATTGTAATAGTTGCAGTTTGCCTTGTAGCCGCGCTTCCTGGCTTTGTCATCGTGAAGGTGATGTCATTTGTGTTCTGGTGATGTCTGCGAGTCCTCAACTCCTCCCAAAGTCTGTCGTCTTCCACTAGAGCCTTGAATGTGAAGCTATACTCTCTTGCTCCTTCTGTAATATCCATCGGAGTTTGCGTCCCGCCGTGCTGAACCTGATCACTATCGTTTGATGCCCCTTCATATCCTCTGATGAACCACCGAGCCGTGTTAGTATTGGAGACACTAACGCTGAAAGAAGTTGCTCTCAGGACGGGGCGACCAAATATCTCAATACTGATGTCTTGGAAGAGGTATGGCTTCTCTCCATCAACTGCGATTCCGCTAACTTTTCTGTTTGCAGAGGTGTTTGCAGTATTGTCGAACATCCTGTGGGGTGCGAATTTACTACCTGTATCTGTGTAGTTTCTAGCCGCCTGATAATCACAGGAGATTTTCAATTCCCCCTCTGTATCTGCCGTTATAGTGGCACTACCTACTTTGCAACCACTATACAGTCTGAGAAGTTGCTCGCCACCAGGAGTAGCATCGCTGTTTCTCAGGGATTGCTCAATGGTGAATGAAGGGAGGGTATTGTGTCCGAAGAAAGTATGCGTCACGCCGTTCTGAAGTTCTTTCGTAGTGGCATTGATGTTCGGGCTACCCTTTGTCGCATCTGCGGTGTATCGTAATCTGTCAATCCCACAATCTGCAACTGCGTGAGCATACAATAGCCCTTCTTCGAGATGGAGATAATCGCCACCAACTGCGATGACTCTCCTGATCTCATGCTTGAAGATTGTCGGTGGAGTTCCATCTTGCCCAGGAATCTGATGAGTGCTCTTGTCGATGATCTGCACATAGTCTCCAACAGAGAACATTGCACGAACGGTTGCACCCACATTGAGGAGAGTATCTCCAATGGATGCCGCACCTGCTAAGGGAGGCATTAGCACCACGCATTTGTTCTGAACAAGTGCTAGAGCTGCCGCACCGGAGTCGATGTCTGCTATCCCCTGGACATCATTAGAGGATATTGCCGTGTATGATGCGTATTTCGTAGTGCCGCTACTGTTCACCTTGAGGACACCAGCCGCAGTTCCGCTTGTGACGGCAAACACGGTCTTCGATGTCAAGGTGACATTGGTGCTACTTGTCGATGCCACTTTAGCACCGATCATGAAGTTGGTTCCACTTGTCGTGGACAGGCTATCTAACCCTGTAAATGTGGTTCCTGTCCCTCCAATTGCTGTGTAATCACCTGCGGTTCCCGAAGCAGATTGCAATTCGGCTCTGCCTGTCTTCGACCCATCGCCACCCACGTTGAATAGCTTCTCTGAGATAGTGTGGCTACCTGCTGCTAATGTCGCCAATGAGCCGTTGCCTCTTGCCGTATGCCCCCCAAGTGCATACTTCAACCACCTCATAGTGTGAGCATTGACCTCAAGCGAACCTCCATCGAGAGTCTCTCTGCCGCTTGTGATCACATTGACATCCCTGCCCATGCCAATGACGTGTTGCTTCCTCACATCTATCTGAGGCTCAGGAACGGCAAACTCGTTCAAGAGTCCAATGAATTGATCTGTTCTGACCTTCTGCCCATTGGTGGCATCGGACATCGAAGAGTCGAAGGTAGGGCATTGATATGACTCAATTAGAAGATTGTCGGATGAACCTGCCGCCTGGGATGCGCTTGTGGCTAATGCGGGTTGAACGGTGATTGTTCCGGCAGTTGTGTCATTTGCCGTGATGTAGTAGGATCTCCTCGTTGTTGCATAGTCATCTGCCGAGAAATTAGTCCCGCCTGTGATCTTCGCAACGCACCCAACAAGGATGTTGTCAGGCATCTCAACAACTGTTGATCCTGTGCTCCAATAAGCAGAGTCACCTACGGTTATCGTGCTAGTGCTACTCGTGCTTGATGTTAATGTCCAGGTGGCCCCATCGCACCGTAGTCCCGTTTCTTTTCCGAAGGAGACTTCGGCAAGATCTCCCTTGTATAGTGCATTCGCCATGTGCTATCAGAGATTGCTAATCGGGCAATGCTATTTAGCAACTATCACTCAGAATCGGAATCTTCGTCTTCAGACTCTTTTTCTTCGTCTTCTTCCGGTATAACGGAGGACTCAGCCCTATTGCGGGCCTGTTGAGCTGCGAATACTTCGGATACATCTCTGTTGAGTTGTTGGGTTCTGGACTGAACGTAGTTGGTAATGTCCTGGTTGCAAGCCTCGTGTAGCCTTAATAGAACCAAGCGATCAGCATTCTGTTGCTGGAGGATTGGTATTGCTTCTTCTGCGGTAATAGTGCGTGGCTCGTCAGTCATTATCCACTCTCAGAAGTAATTGGTTCATAAAGTTGTCATTCCTAACACCCTAGTTCATCCACGTTTTATTACATCATCCAATCGGGTCTAGTAGGCCAGTTAGCCCACGCTTCTGCGGTTGTGGCATACTCTGTAATATCTAACAAAGCCTGTCTGTATGCAGCCAACTCGGTTTGTTGTGTGGTTGTCAATGTGTTATAGAAAAGCACACCTTGAAACTTATCTGCTAACTTCAACCTATAATTTCTCTTCGCTCTCAGTTCTTCCCAATTGAAGTCTTCTGCTCCATCGGCATCATACAACTCATGACCTGGGCCAACGTTGTAATGGACTGTCACATTTGGATTCACATATTCTTCTTCTTCTGTCATTCTCTCACCTAATTATCTATACTGTAGTAAATCTTAGCATACACATCACCCATGTCCACCGCACCTGTCTGTCTCTTTATGGACAAGGTGTCTCCTTTATTGTAGCTCGCGTTCAGTCCTGTGACCGTGTAGTAGTGCGCGGTTGCGTTTGCATTCTCGGAGTCCTGCCTTGTGAAGTCACCCGCATCGAGGCTTATGTTAGTCAATGTGCCAACACTTGAACTGCCATTGGCGAATATTCTCCATTGTTGTGCAACCGTGCCACTAAGAACGACACCATTAGTCCTGAAGACAACTGCTCTTATCGTTATGTCCTCCTCCAAACTGTAGTTAGAAACCCCTGCTTCGTTATCATCATGACCCAGTGTCTGTAGTGCCGCACCACTTCCAGCAGTAGTGCCGTAATCCAACTTGGCGAACTGGACACTATGCCAAAGGTTCCATCCTTTTGACGTTGAAGTGGATTGCATACCCCCACTTATGTCTATATCACCATCCCCTTGAATGAGCATCCGAGTTGAAGGACTTGTTCCTGATGGGTCAGTCTTGAAGGCTAATTGCCCCCCTCTGCCGGAAGCATCTGAAATTGCTTCGATCTGTGCGGTTACCCCCGCACCGGAAGAATCAGCATTGTAAAACTCAATACGTCCAAAAGCAGTATCATCGGGATATGATGTATTGCTATTTCTCAAACGCATTACTGCCGCGCCTGTTCCACCTTCTTTTATCTCAAAGAGTGTATCGGGACTCGTAGTGCCTATTCCGAGATTACCTCCATCAGTAAGCCTCATCCTCTCTGTGCCTGAAGTAGTAAATTCAATGCGTCCACCCGTTCCTACGTTCTCACTATCTGCTCTGAGACTCAAA